TTGCCGAGGCTTACGTGGGATCCAACCAATCGCAATTCTGATAGCAGTACCAAACCCTGTCTGGAACAGAATAATCACTACTGCTATCGCAACTACCGCTACTGCTATCCAACCTGCCAGTGCCATCCAAGGTGGAGTGCGGTCCTCCACGCCCGGCAACTCCGCGTGGATGCCTGCCGCCAGACCGTCAATCCGGGTCGCGCCTGCGACCACCACCGTATCGCCTGTTGCCTGCCCATGATCAATGAGCAGTTGCGCCTCCGTCCGAATCTCGTTGCTGCTGGCACTGATACGGGCTACTGGGGAGCAGCCTGACAGCACCAGCGCAGCAACGAGCAGGCACTTCATGGGCGCGTTTCCATGCGCTCCAGCCGCTTCTCGACCTGTGAGACGCGCTCGCCGATCACACGGATCTGCGCACTGGCATCAGCGTTGCGATCCTTGATCAGGTTGATGTCACCAGCAATGGTTTCCAATAGGCGTTGCTGGCGATCATCGGACTCCAACCGCCGTCCAACGTAAACAACCGCGCCGAGAATGAGGAGGATGGTCAGAGTCAACTGGGCTTTTTCCAGATTGAACAATTTGGTTGTGGATTGTGGACTCATATATTTAATTTCTTTAATCAAGCAAACCTACAAATGTTGTTAACGATTGCGCTGCTGATTGCTTCATAGCCACGGGTGGCTTCATCAAGATGGGCGTTCCCGCCATTGTCGTACCAATTATTTGAAAGGATTTTTTCATACGGCGCAATTTCGTTGAGGTTTACAAACACGGTGTCCGTGCTGTTGGTGTAGTACGTCTGTGCGTATGTTCGCAACGCATTCAATGAACCATCACCAGCATCGAACGGGTGACTCACCATAAACAAGAAATACAAGTCTGTTGCTGCGTACCCAAGCGCAGCCCATTGCGCTTTCAAACTTGTCTTGATGCTTTCAACAGCCGTGATGGCTGCTGCTGGATTACTTGGTGACCAGTCTCCACTATTAACGCCACCTTGAATACAGATCAAAACTCGCCCAGTACCACCCGCAGCAATTTGGCGTTCCCGTGTTTCTTTAAGAAGCATATTGCAGAACCCGGTTGCTGCCAATGAAATGTCAGAAGCAATCTGTGTAAGAGTTGCGCTTCCTCGATACTCCATGATTGAACACGAACTACCAATAGTAGATGGTCGGTACACGCTACAAATGCCAAGTGATGTACCAGCCGCAATAGCGTCAGCACCCGGCCCTACGCCGCTTCCGTCCAAAGTTACTCGAATGAACTCTTGCGCTGTTGTCCCCGGAAACACAAAGCGAGAGGCGGCCGGAATGTTATGTGTATAGGTTGTCCACGCTGTGTCTGGTGAGGATACAGCGGTTGTATTCGCTTTATAAAGTTGGCTGTTCCCCGTAGTTGCCCAACGTGATGTGAATTTTGCCGTTCCGCCAGTTCTCAAATTCACTTGCGCCCGGAACGTGAGGCTGTCATTAAATCCGATTGGCATCGGTTCGGCATAACCCTGATCGAGTGCTGCCGATGATCCGGTTTGAATGTTTCTCATAAACATCCAAAGTGCCGTTTCGGTATATTCGTTACCTGTTCGGGCGCTAGGGACATCCACAAAATCAGGAGAAGTTCCGGCAGTTCCTTGGATCGTCAGTTGTCCACCACCAACGCTATAGGTTGCTTTCAGACCTGCACTTGCCCCACTGCTGCCGCCTGTTCCGGCGACTAAATTGGTTAGAATTCCAGCACTAAAGGATGAAAATACGTTAGATCGGTATCCAAGGGCTGGCTGCGAGTTATAAGGGAACCAAAGCATTGAGCCGTACATATTTGAGCCAGCCTGACAAAGCCCGTGCTGGAATCCGTCACACCAGCCAAATCCGTTGTAGCCCGTGTTGCTATCGCCAATCCAAAGGCAGTCGAGGCTAGCGACATTGTTCACGGCATCCAAAACAAACCGCGCTGCTGCACGACTGCCGTAAATTCCCGGAGTGGGCAACCCGGCATTAAACGTGTATTCGCTTGGAATATAAACACGCTTGAGTGCAGTGCCATCAGCAACAGCGGCATTGTCCATTAGGGTTACTGAGTAATCAGATGTACCGACAGCGTTAATCAACACACCCGCTGTAGATGACACGCCAAGAAGCGTCCCCGGAGTGACAGTAGCCGTGACAAGAACCTTAGCAGAGCAGATGCCACCAAATTGCACCTCAACCTCGCGTCCGTTTGCTCCTGCGCCAGCCATCAAGCCAGTGACTACGCCAAGGTAACCCGTGTTTCCAGTCTCCGTAGACACCGCCTTGCGGATGCAGTTGAATACATAAGACGTATTCGCAGCCTGCTCAGGATTAACGACCGCGCCAGCGTGGATGAACGAAGTAATCACCAGATCGCCAATGGCAACCGATGTACCAGACTTGTTCACGCAGGTAACAGTTGTTCCTACTGGTTGTACGCCAAGACGATTTTGAATCGGTGCAAATGTCATAGTTTTATCCGGAAGTTATAAGGTGGTAATGGTTTTAATGTCAGCATCAGACAATCGCGTTGGGAAGTACTTAATACTTCTAATCGCGTTGTTGAGCAGTACAGCCGTGTCGGTAATACTCGTACCGTTTGTCGATGGTCCGCCAATGCTCAACCATGTTGGCGCGGTGGTAAACGCCAGTGTTCCAGTAACAACTGTTCCGCCATTCAAGCAAATACTTTGACTTGAACCGTTATAAGCAAACGCGCCCTTGTTCACTGAATTATCAAGGGAAGCATTTGCAGTCTCAATAAACGTGGGAACCTTGTCAGCCAGTCGAAGACGCGAGGTAGTCGCCGCTATGTACTGGTGAAGATGTTGGTTTAAGACATCACTAGTAGCAATGACGGTGCGCTGTGTAGTCGTAGCATTGCATCGACACCACGCAGTCACAAAGGTTCCCGCTGTTCCACCCTTATACCAATTGCTAAAGTTAGTACCACCAATGATCGCAGTATCTATTTCTCTAGTAACGCGAGATCCTGCCGTGCGAATGTAACTCGTTGGCAGAGTTCCAGTTTCTAACTGAACTCCCCATATTTCAATTGCATCGCCAGAATTCTGAATGCGAAAACCAATAGTTTGTTCAGTAGAGTTTGTTTGAAACGAATACCGCGTCCACTCGCTTGTAATAACAATTGTCGTCCACGCCGGAAGTGCTGCAAAGGTGGTTTGAATATTTCCACTTCCATTTACTCGTCTCAACCAAACACTACAGACACGGGTTGCGTTTGGCTTTCCGGTTTGGGTAGTTGAAATCACAGTTGCGTCAGAAGCCGTTGCGGTAAAGACAATAGCCCGAGATATTCCATCGGGCGAATAACTTCCAGTTGATCGTGTGATGTTGGAGTCAGCCCAGTTGTTGTTCGACCCACCAATGCCAGCAAACGTTTCACTCCAATTCAACACATTGGTTGATGCTTGCTCAATAAGCAAGCCACGCGGATTTCCCGGAGAGGCGTATGTAAATCGCGGCTCGTTGACGGCGGCATCAACAACCATTCCATACTTGTCTATGTATGTAGCAACAGATGAACGTGTAAATGTGATGCGAGAATCAAGTGCTCCACTTGTAAAGTCAAGCGAAAGCAGAGATCCATCTGGACCATTCAATGGTAATTGACGCTCGCGACATCGCTGCATCGGATCACCACCCAAATACCAAGTTCGTGCTCTGTCTTGCATCATAGATAACCAACGACTGCGTTTGCGGCAACAGCAGAACTAGACACCATGTGCAATTCAACAAGTTCGCAACCAGTTGTATCAATAATTGCAAACCCGTTTGGACACGATGCATTTTCGCCTTCATATCGCTTTGCATCTCCAAGTGATGGAGCGGCATATGCTCGACCGGAATACAAGGCTGTACCAGCAACAGTAATCGGACCAGCAGTAGATGATGTCACCACCATCTTGGACAGTAGTGACGGAATCCATACAGACGTTGATGTCGAATACGTCCACCCAATGACATACACCGTGACTACGTTGCCAGATGTCGATAGCGTTTGAAACTTGATGTAATTTAATTGTGATGCAACGACTACGCTTGCGCCAGTAGTAGCAGGTCGCGTAGCCGTAGCAAACTTTGTGGCAGCAGTTGTAACCGTAGTCACGTTCGTAGGACTTGCCAATTCAAATGCATCAACAAGCGTTCGTTGAACAGTAATGGTTCCGGCTAGTCCTGATAGGTCTACTGACATGGCGTTTCCTTATGATGGATTTGGGACAGTGTTCGTCATAACGAACCCGCCGTTGTTTCGATAGTTGTTTGTCCAAACGTTTGGTCGCAACTGTCCAAAGTGGGCTTGCAGCATTCCGTCCTTACGCTGCGCAGTACCAAAGAGTGTCCCAGCCTCAATCTCTGCAAGACGCTGCGACTGTTGCCCATCTTCGTACGACTCCGTAATCGCCCGGACGTAGAGAACGAGCAATGTTTCTAGATACAGTGGGATTGAGATGACATCCGTGGGCAGATTTGCAGTCGATACGCGCTGCCATCCAGTGCGATACGTGATCTTGATCTTGTTTTCCTCCGAACTTGTCGGAGTTGGATAGATTTGCAACTGATATGTCTGCGTTGGAACGGCAGTCGTAGGCACAACAGCCTTCACATACCCTCGCGTACCGTAACTGTTGAATTCAGACGAGCGGGTGTTCTCTACCTCGTCCTGATTAGTGATCAAGAGCGGAAGTGTTCCACTCCACGCGGCGATCAGTTCAGAAAAGTCAGCAGGCAAGACCACATAGGGCTGGGTTGCAACCGTTGACAACAGCGCAGTGGCTTGCCTGAACGTCCACTGGTAGCCAAACAGATGCTCACCAGCCTGATTGATAATCTCAGCCTGTCGTTCTGCGACAGTCTGACCAGCGGCAGTCGATGGGCGACCACCAATGGCAAGCAATACATGGTTCGTCAGGTCTTTGTAGTAAAGCATTGAAATCCACTGGACGGGTTTCCCCGTCCAGTGGTGTAGGTTTAATCAATCATCAAGGCGTAGCAATACGGAACCAATACTGGAGCGGAACAAACACGCGAGCAAGAATGGTGGA